CTTTTTTGGTAGTAATAGTGATGATTATTACAAAGCACAAGACCTTGAATTTGTGTACGAGGCAAAGTCTAGGCTTTTCCTAGGACAAAAAGTATTCTATAATTCAAGTTGGTAGGAAATAATATGTCTGCATCGTGGATACACAAACTCAATGAATCAGATAGCCGCTTACACAAAGAGGACGTTATCCTGCAAGCTCTTGAAGCGGCAACACTAGGAAGTGTCAATAGCAAGATTTTTTTAGGCTTTACTAAAGCTTGTTATAACCCATACGTTACATTTGGTGTAAAGCAAATCCCAAACACTGAAGGTATTACTAATGCAGAAAATCCTTGGGAAGATTTCAATGAGTTAATGGTGCAATTAAGTCAACGTAGATTGACTGGACATGCCGCACGTGATGCCATTATTGAAATTAGCCAACGTTTTGATAGTGAAGAATGGAATACATTTTTGGCGCCTGTACTTAGACGAGACCTACGTGCGGGTATTTCGGACAAAACAATAAATAAAATCTGCAAGAAAACAGATTATGAAATTCCTACTTTCGGATGCCAACTTGCTACTAATAGTGAAGGTCGTCCTGAAATGAAGGGAGTAAAACGCCTTGAGCCAAAGCTTGACGGTGTACGTGTGTTGTTAATGGTAATTCCCACAGATACAAGTTGTACAACAGTTTGTTTTAGTCGCAACGGTAAACTGTTCGAGAATTTTACCCATATTGAAGAAGAAGTAGAAAGAAATATTAAAGATATATTTAAAAAATATCCGCGTTTGTTAAAACCGGGATTCGTTTTAGATGGTGAAGTAGTAGGTACAAGTTTTCAACAATTAATGCGTCAAGCAAGGCGTAAAGAAAATGTGAAGGCAGAGGATAGTGTTTTTCATGTTTTTGATATTATTCCTCTAGATGATTTCCGTCGTGGTTATTGGAATTCTCAATTACATAAACGTATTGAAATACTTGAAAACCTTCGCCATATAATTGATAATATGAGACACGTTGAACTATTATCTCACATAATGGTTGATTTGGATTTAGGTGAAGGTCATGATCAACTTAATCGTTATGCAAAAGATATGGTCAACTTAGGATATGAAGGTATTATGATTAAGGACATTGATAGTCCTTATGAATGTAAACGTAATACCTTTTGGATGAAATGGAAACCAACTATTACTGTGGATCTTACTGTTATTGCAATTGAACAAGGCACTGGTCGTAATAGTGACAGACTAGGCGCACTTGTGTGCGAGGGCGAAGATGATGGTAAGTATATTACTGTTAATGTTGGTAGTGGTTTTAGTGATGAGGATCGTGACGATTATTGGGCTAACCAATCTTTAATTATTGGGCGTACAGCAGAAATTTTGTGTGATGCTGTTACTCAGAATCAAGACGGTAGTTACAGTTTGCGATTCCCTCGCTTTGTACGTTTTAGAGATGACAAATGAGTGTTGAATCTTTACAATTATACATGGTTTACTTTACGCTACAATGTGTATTAGCACATAAATTTTTTGGTAATAATGGTCTAATTGCATCATTAGTTGGAAGTTTAATTTATTTAGGATTTTTTTAACCTATGGCATATGTTTACATAATTTTAGGGATCAGTAGTTTGTTGCTATCAGGTATGTGGTTAGGCAGCATATTCACAGATAACGTATATGGGTATACAGTTTCTCTTACTCAATACTTCATGGCATTGTTTATGTTCATCACTGGGCTTTTCCAATTCTTTATGTTATATCGTCATCTTGTGTTAGAATAAAATTTTAAGGATCAGTTATGAGTGGTAGAGGATACATTGCCGAAGAATTACCACAGGTTTGTCAATTGTGTGGAATAATTGATGAGTGTAGACCATATGGTCCTAACGATGAACAAATATGTATTGAATGTGCAATGAAGAATCCAGAAACTACTGAACGAAAAATGACTGCATATCTTTTTGGAGAGACTGATGGTAACAATAGTTAAACACGAATGGCATCAAGTAGATAGTCAATTTGCATATGAAATTGATGAAGATATTTTATCAGAAATTTATCCTGATCTCAGTGAAGAAGAAATCACACAAATGTTAGTTGACCTTGAAGAGGGTAATATTGACGTTGAAACTGTAGTAAATGATGCATGGGATAATGATATTGACATTGATTGGGAACACCAATACGATGATAATTGGACATCAAGAAAAGGTGGCTATGATGTAACCTATGAATTAGGTGATGAAAATAGTTGGTATACTGCTCCTGAAGATGAACCACATACACACAAATGCACCAACTGTAAATGGACTGGTCAAGGTTACGATGCAGAATGGTCTTGGATAGATAAAGAAGGAAACGAAATTGAGGATCCACGAAAAGTTTGTCCATATTGCGAAAGTGATACAGAATTAACAGAGGCAGGCATAAAAGAGGAAGAACAACGTAAAGAGCGACAAGCACGTTGGGAGTTAGAATCTAACCGTAATAATGAAGAGGTCTTAGAGGAAGCATTACAAGAACTTAAAGATGAATTCGACAATCTTATGAGTGAAGAAGAAAAGAAAGAAGAACAAAATGGAAGACCTTAAAGGAAAAAAATATATTTTTGAGGACGGATCATCACTCGAAATTATACAAATAAAAAACAGAGAATTGAATGAAGAAATTGTACCTTTTATAACTTATCATATCTCTGGTCCAAAAACAATACCCAGAAAACTAATTATGCCGTACAATGAGTTTGTAAACACATACGGTCATATGTTTGGGTTAGACGATAAATAATATTTCATATGATTTTTGCATTCATAATTTTATTTACAGCACTTATGTTAAGTGCTGTAGCCGCTTATTACTCTATTGCAGGTCTTACTGCTATTTTTGCCGCGGCTGTAATACCGGTGGTGATTATGGGTGCGACACTTGAATTAGGTAAAGTAGTTGCCACAGTTTGGTTACATAATAACTGGAAACGAATTAACTTAGCATTTAAACTATATCTAATACCTGCAGTACTATTCTTAATGCTATTGACTAGTATGGGTATCTTTGGTTTCTTAAGTAAAGCACACAGTGATCAAAGTTTAGTAAGCGGTGATGCAATGAGTAAGGTTGCGATTTTTGATGAGAAGATTGCAACCGAAAAAGAAAACATTGCACAAGCTAAAAAAGCAATGGAACAAATGAATGCACAAGTTGACCAAATGTTAGGTCGCAGTGATACCGAACGTGGTGCAGAACGTGCAGTAAGTATCCGCAAGAATCAAACAAAAGAACGTAACGAGTTACAGGCACAAATAGCAAAATCACAAAAAGAAATTCAAAAGTTGCAAGAAGAACGTGCCCCTCTTGCAGCCGAATTTAGAAAGGTAGAGGCAGAAGTTGGACCTATCAAATATATTGCAGCTTTATTATACGGCGACAATCCCGACCAAAATGTTCTTGAACGTGCTGTACGTTGGGTTATTATACTTATTGTTATTGTTTTCGATCCGCTAGCATTGTGTTTAATTCTAGCAGGTAACAAACAACTAGAATGGGCTAAAGAAGGTAAGGGTGGTTGGCTATACAACGAAGATGAATCTACTACAAATGTAGTAACTGAACCACCAACTAATGCAGAAGGCAAAGCCTTAGGTGATGCACAAACTGAATTCATTGAATCAGAGGAAGACTTCTTTGATAGGGCAAAATTTGCTGCAAGAGCCATTGACATAATGGATGAACAACATCGAGCAGAATTAGCAAACAATGAACTTGCAAATTATCAACCCGATGATGGTCCATTAACTGAAGATCAAATACAACAAATTGAAAATTCTGTGCATGAAGAAATGGCTAGTGATTTAGCAGAGTTAAATCAATCAGTCGATCCAGAACCATTGCCTGTTGTTGAAGAAACTGAAAATTTATTACCAGATGAAACAATTGCAAAAGATGATGGGCCTCCTTTCGAAGGTGTTAAAGATGAAAATGGAGAATGGGTTCAAACAGGCCCATCATTTCAACAAAAGAAAGTGTTACCATACATAAAATCAGGAGGTGACTTTGTAGAATATCAAGGCAAGTCAATGCACATTGCAGTTCTAAAATCGTTAAATCCTGAATTATTCTTAGAAGAGGATGGCGCACGTGCTAGTAGCACTAATTTTGGCACAGAGTTTCCTACTAACCCAAAAACAAGTGATACCTTTGTACGTGTAGATGCTACACCAAACAGAATTTTCAAATACAACGGTGCCAGATGGATTGAGGTAAATCGAGGCATTACCGAAACTCATTTAACAAATGACTATTTGCAATTTTTAGTTAACAAAATAGCAACAGGTGAATATGATTTGGACATGCTTACTGATAACGAACAACTAGCAATCGAGAAGTTTATCCAAAATCAAAATGGTTAACCAAAACCGTTGATCTAAATTCCAATCTATTATATACTACTATTTCTTCAACTTACTTTTGAGGTATAAAATGAATCGCAAGCTTTTGGTTATCGCACTTTCAGCAGTTATGGTTGGTTGCAGTTCAATGTCAGGTAAAGGTATACAGCCTTCTGTCGATGCTGTTACGCCAATTAAGGATACTAAAATTTCTACAGAATTTCGAGATGAAGGTATCAAAATCTATTACACTATGTCAGGTCAACTTGACCGAATCGAAGTGATTGGTGTAAGCCCAGCATGGAAGCGCAATCACGATATTATTGCAGAAGCAGATGCTATGGACAAACTTGTAAAATTTGTGCATGGTAAAAACGTATCTACCGAACGTAGAGTACGAATCATTAGCCGTGCAATCGATCAAGCTAGTGATATCACTAGTAATAAATTTAAAACCGTCGATGGCACAATCGAAACCGATAGTGATAGTTTAGAATCCACTGATGTTAAATCTAAGAACGGCGAAGAAAGTCAGAAATCAAACACCGCAAAACGTAATGCTAAAATTGTTGATGAAACAGTAATTAATGTTATGCAATCAGTTACATCATCTGGACGACTGGTAGGTGTTCGTAAAATTGGTGAATCACTAAAGGATGATGGTAAAAGTTATGTGGCATACTATCAGTGGTCAAAAAAGGATCAAGCAACTTCAAGAGAAATTCGTAACGAAATGTTGAAGTTTTAATAGGGGTCTTTTATGAATAAGGCCATTATTTTAAGTTTTATGTGTTTTCTCTCAGCATGTTCGACTGTTGGGGGAAACACTAAAACTTCAGGGAGTATTAAAAATACTCCCGTTGTTGTACATTGTACAGGTGACACATTAGATAACGCTAAAAAGCGGTGTTTTCAAAATGCGATTGAAGATGTTGTTGGTTTACTTCTAGTTTCAGAAAAGGAAGTAAAAAATCAAAACGTAGTAAAAAATGAAATTATTAATTATAGTGCAGGCTACGTCGATGATTACCAAATTCTCAATCAAAAGGTAGAAGGGAAAAAAATCTCTTTAGAAATGTTAGTGCGTGTTGCAGACAGTAAAATTCAAGATAGAATCTTAGGAAAATTTACTGACAAGGTATCTGTAAACGGCGATCAATATGCTACTCAGTTTGAATCTTATATTGATCATATGGAGAGCGGTGACCAATTATTGAAAAGCCTATTGCATAACTATCCTGAACGTGCATTTAATATTAAAGTCACAGGTCATGAATATAATTTAAATTCTAACCGTGATTCGATTCTTACTGTATATTACGAACTTGAATGGAATCAAAAATATTTAAAGGCATTGAATGAGGCTTTAGCAAAAACATCGGATCCTAAATCAAAGGAAATTCAACAACATTCAATTTTTATTCAAAGCAACCCAAGGGATAGTTTTATTGGATCAACTGATGGTTATTATTTCAATGATGACCGTAGGGCAAACTTTATTAAAAATACATTTGTAGGTAAGATAACAGTAGACGCATCACTTGTCGATGAGCGAAATAACAAAGTTTATACAAGTTGTTCCAATCCAATGGTTTTTGTAGGCTTGTTTAATGACAATAGTGATAAACGATCTCCTTATGTCATACGTGGGAATGAGAAAGATAGAGATGCGATACAATTTAAAATTCCAAACAACAATACCAATATCGAATCATTTAAAAAATCAACAAAAATTAACCTAACATATAGACGCGGGGGTTGTAATAATTTACAATCATAAATTATTGATAAGTATAATAAATGACAGAAGAAACTAAACAGGTTAATCATTGCAGTTTTTGTGGTTCGCACAAAGACAATGTTAAGAAATTAGTAGTTGGAGGCGCAGTCGCTATTTGTAGTGACTGTGTTGAACTTTGTCAAGAACTTATTATTGATGAAGATTATGAGGATTCTACCAAAGAACAGGTTGAATACGATCCTATAGCTATCAAGGATTATTTAGATCAACATGTGATTGGTCAGAGTGACGCAAAAACTGTATTAAGTGTTGCAATTGCAAATCATTACAAGCGTATTACTAATCCACCAAAAGATTTAGATATACAAAAAGGTAACGTACTAATTGTAGGTCCCACTGGATCTGGTAAAACGTTACTTGCTAAAACTGCTGCCAAATATTTAAAAGTTCCTTTTGTAGTAGCGGATGCAACAAGTTTAACTGAGGCAGGGTACGTAGGTGATGATGTTGAAAGTATGATCACCATGCTTGTCAATGCAGCCGGCGGGGATAAAAATCTTGCAGAACGTGGTATTATTTTTATTGATGAGATTGACAAGATTGCCAGAAAAGGTGAAAGCACTAGCATCACAAGAGATGTTAGTGGTGAGGGAGTACAACAAGCCTTACTGAAGCTAGTAGAAGGTACAACTTGTCGAGTGTCCTTATCTGGTATGCGTAAGCACCCCGGTAGCGACGTTAACGAAATTGATACAAAAAATATTTTGTTCATAGCCGGCGGTGCCTTTGTTGGTCTAAAAGATTTAATTGGTACTAGACTGACTGGCACCAGTATTGGGTTTAGTGCAAACATTAAAGACACTAAACTAGAAGGAGATTTAAGTAAAGTAACTCCGGATGACTTGACTAAGTTTGGCATGATTCCTGAATTTATCGGAAGATTCACAACTACTGTAAGTATAAGTGAATTAACCAAAGAACAACTAATACAAATCCTAACAGATGTAAAAAATAATTACATTAGTCAATATAAGTATCTTTTCAAGCTAGATGACATAGAACTAACCTTTACAAAAGAAGCGTTGGAGCAAATAGCAGAAAACACACTAAATTTAAAAACAGGGGCTAGAGGCCTCCATACTGAAATAGAACGAGTCCTAATGATTCATATGTTCCATGCCCGCACCTATAAGAAAAATAAGATCAAACTACTAAATATAGATAAGGAGCAGGTAATTGAACCCAAAAAATTATTATGACGATAAAAGGACGTAAAGTTTTAGTAACAGATGGAAATATCGAAAAAGCTTTAAGAAAACTCAAAAAGAAGGTAACAGACTTGGGTGTTCTCCAAGAAGTTAAGGAGCGCATGGAATTCGTCAAACCTACTATCAAACGCAAAACCAAAAAAAGTAAAGCGATTCACCGTTGGAAAAAATACATAGAAGCACAGCAATTACCACCAAAAGAATTTTAACCAAAAATATACAAATATTTTACGTAGTGAGCTATACTACATAAATAAACTTAGACGCTATACAATGTAGGTCTAAGTATAAATCTTGCTTAATTTAAGGAGAAAACAATATGAGCAAAGTCATCGGTATCGATTTGGGTACCACAAATTCATGCGTAGCCGTTATTGAAAACGGAAATCCCAAAGTAATTGAAAACAGCGAAGGTGCAAGAACTACTCCTTCAATCGTTGCCTATACACCAGAAGAAATCTTAGTTGGTGCTAGTGCAAAGCGCCAAGCAGTCACGAATCCAAAAAATACAATTTATGCTTCAAAGAGACTTATTGGTCGCAAGTTTAAAGAAAACGCAGTGCAAAAAGACATTGACCTAATGCCTTATACTATTATTGAAAATTCTAATGGTGATGCATGGGTACAAGTTGATGATAAGAAATATGCACCACCGCAGATTAGTGCGGAAGTTTTGCGTAAAATGAAAAAGACTGCCGAAGATTATTTGGGTACGGAAGTTACTCAAGCAGTTATTACAGTACCAGCTTACTTTAATGATAGTCAAAGACAAGCAACTAAAGACGCAGGCAAAATTGCCGGTTTAGAGGTACTACGTATTATTAACGAACCTACTGCTGCTGCACTAGCATATGGGGTAGATAAGCAGGACAAGAAAGACCGAAAGGTTGCTGTATATGACCTAGGTGGTGGTACATTTGATATCAGTATTATTGAAATCGCCAACGTCGACGGAGAAAAACAAATTGAAGTTCTATCAACTAATGGTGATACGTTCCTAGGTGGTGAAGATTTTGATCAACGTATAATGGATTATTTGGTCGATGAATTTAAAAAAGAAACAGGTGTTGATCTAACCAAAGATGTTCTTGCATTACAGCGTTTAAAGGATGCTGCTGAAAAATGTAAAATTGAATTATCAAACTCAGCACAAACTGATGTAAATCTTCCATATATCACTGCTGACGCAACAGGACCAAAACACCTTAATGTAAAAGTATCACGTGCTAAATTAGAAGCATTAGTGGAAGAATTAATTCAACGTAGCATTGATCCTTGCAAAATTGCATTAAGTGATGCTGGTGTTAATGCAAGTGACATTGACGAGGTTATTCTTGTTGGTGGTATGACACGTATGCCGAAGGTTCAAGAAGAAGTTGAAAAACTTTTTGGGAAAGCCCCTCGCAAAGATGTAAATCCTGATGAGGCTGTTGCAGTTGGTGCTGCTGTGCAAGGTGCAGTTCTTGCAGGTGATCGTAAAGATGTTTTACTACTTGATGTAACACCATTAAGTTTGGGTATTGAAACACTAGGTGGCGTATTCACAAAAGTTATTAACAAGAACACAACTATTCCTACTAAAGCAAGCCAAACGTTTAGTACAGCGGCAGATAATCAATCTGCTGTTACTATTAAGGTTGCTCAAGGAGAGCGTGAACTTTATAAGTATAACAAACAACTAGGTGAGTTTAATTTAGATGGTATTGCTCCTGCACCTAGAGGTATGCCTCAAATCGAAGTTACTTTTGATATTGATGCTAATGGCATTATGCATATCAGTGCAACAGATAAGAATACTGGTAAAGAAAATAAAATTACCATTAAATCTGATAGTGGCTTGACTGAAAATGAAATTGAACGTATGGTCAAAGAAGCCGAAGAGAACGCTGAAGCAGATAAAAAACTAGTAGAACTCATTAATGCTAGAAATGGCGCCGAATCAACATACAATGGATTTAAACAAGATGTTGAAAAATATGGTGATCAAGTTACTGCCGAAGAAAAACAAAAAGCTGATGATGCACTAAAAGCAGTTGAAGAGGCTATGAAAGGTGAGGACATTGAAGCCATCAACAAGTCTGTAACTGATTTGTATCAGGCTCTTGGACCAATCACTGGTAAAAAATACGAAGCCGAACAGGCTGAAAAAGAGGCTACAAAATCAAAAGATGATGGTGTAGTCGATGTAGAGACAAAAGAAGCGGAAGCCGCTTAATTTTGTAACGTCGGGTGCTACACGGTGTAGGCCCGACATATTCTTGCTTATTAAAGGAGATAAAAATGACAAGAGAATTAACATTACGTTCCATTGATATACCTACAATTCGTAGATTCGGTATCGGGTTTGATACATTATTCGATGAATTGATGCGTTTAAATGCCAATACTGGAAATTATCCCCCGCACAATGTTATAAGAACAGGAGATGAAACTGTTACTTTAGAAATTGCTGTGGCAGGGTTTCATGAAGGTGAACTTTCTATTACACTAAACAATAGAACATTGACTATTGCAGGTGAGAATCAGCGCACCGATCCAGACAACTGGGAATACCTACATCGTGGTTTAAGTCGTCGTAATTTTACACTTAAGTTTCCATTAAATGAATTTGTTGAGGTAATGGATGCGAGTGTTGCCAATGGTGTTCTTACAATCTATTTGGAACGCAGAGTACCCGAAGAAAAGAAACCCAAGCAGATTGCAATTAACTACAATAAATAATAGAATGTAGTTTCTTAAATATAAAGAGAGTAGGTAACTACTCTCTTTCAACAAAAGGGTAAAAAATGTCACAACCTGAATCAAGAGTAAAAATTAAACCAAACACTAAAATTCCTGAACCACCGATGTTTAAGGTAATTTATATTAATGACAATCATACTACAGTTGACTTTGTTGTTAGAAGCTTAATAGATCATTTTAGTTATACTTCAGATACCGCAGAAATTATAACAACAGGTATACATCAATCTGGTAGTGCAGTTGTTGCAGTGCTTCCATATGAAATTGCAGAACAAAAGGGAATAGAGGTAACCTTAGAAGCTAGGAACGAGGGATTTCCTTTGCAGGTTAAAATAGAATCTGATTCTTAAATGGTAATTTCAATTCTTTTAGCAAAGTAAGGACTTTTGTTGAACTTACTATTGTTAATGTAATTAATGCCGTTAACGGTGGTGTCTACGATTTTATCATAAGTTCCGTAGACCCACTTTTTAACTTTGTGTTCGGTGTCTTTATACAATACGTAACCAGGGTTAACATCTTCATCTCCCATGTCACATTCTCCGAAGTACAATTCTCTAAAGGGAACACAGTTACTTACAATTATAATGGCTTTAACATCTTGATGTAGTTGTAGTTTTTCAATAGTTTTTTCTAAGTATTCAATGTCGCTATAGCGAAAACACTTAGCATGGAAATCATCTACAATGCTATTGTTGTTGTAATTATTGTACCAACCATTTATTCCAACTAATCCTACCCCGTCAACTACTACTACATTGTTGTGTAGATAGATTACATTCTTAAAGCTGGTACAAATTTTCTGAAGTTCCTTAACACGTATATCTCTTCCATAAATGTCATCGTTTTCAATCGAGCCATCTATGTAAAAAACACCGTGGTATAGAGTACTTAGGTGACGTAGTGTTTTATATATTACTTTTAAATCACTAGATATGTTTCCGGGAATGATACAGAACAAGCTGGTGGGTTGCCCAGTCCAATCAAAATCTTCACCGGGACCCAAATTTAAATCACTTATTACATCAAATCCAAAAATCATATTGTATTTATAATTGTAGGTTTTGGATCCTATATGTATATTATAGTTTTTTCTTTGCTTTAGGTTTTTTAACCTTTTCTATAACCTCATCAGTAACTTCTTTTGCTTTTTTCTTGGTTTTCTTGACAGCTTCCTTAACATCTTCAACATCTACTTTGCCGTCTTTGTTAACATCAAGAACATTAGAAATTACGGGTTGGATTGGTGTACTAGGCTCAACGGGCTGTAGTTTAGGTTCAACGGGCTGTAGTTGAGGTTCTAGCTTATATGGTGCTTCTTGTGCTTGTCTAGTTGCCCCGTCCAATGGGTGTACATCTGGTCTAGTTTGTAAGCCGAATATTTTTCTGATAAAATTTAACATAAAAGTCTCCTTCATTGTATTTAGACAACAAACGGGTGAAAGTCAATTTTTTACTAAATATTTGTATGTCTTATTTGGAACAGTATTCTTTAGAGGACATAATGCATCTTCCTCTGCCCAAGTTAACTTATCAGAAAAAGTTAATGTACAGGCCTGTTTACCAAGACGTTCTGCACGTATATGAATTACTCAATGAGTCTGTTTTTCGCAATCAATTAGAAGTTCCTGAAATAATCATAAAACCCTATAGAAAGAGATATTGGGGGATGTGCGTGGGTTCATGGGATGTTCATCCGTCCGGAAGTTATTGTTCAATAGAATTAATGGATAAGTTTTACTGTCCCCAATGGTTAGTCACAATTTTGGCTCATGAAATGGCGCATCAACATCAGTGGGACATAGAGACTAAAATAAGAAAAAAACACGGAAAATCAGGCTTAATGAGCCATGGTCCGACTTTTTTCAGATTCAAAGAAAAATTATATAAACATGGTATCCCACTTAAAACCTATCACAATATCAAAAAATGGTTCAAGTATCAAGACATGTTTAAATGCTAAATACATATTATGCGTGATTTACTAACAATTCTTGACAATCTAACTGAGGGCGTTTCCCTAAGTGCCGGTGAAATATTAAAACGTGAGGAACGTTTTTCAACCTTTATAAACAAAATTAAATCTAGAAGTCCATTTACAAACTTAGAAGGAGAAGAAGTTGTAATTGATCCTAGAGAAGCAAATAGATTTATGAATTTATATAAGTCTGACATGTTTAAGGGCAATTTAAAAGCCCGAACAATTGATGACCAAGAAGTGCCTCTAAGCGCATTAAGAAAAACGTCCGAGTTTGGTGGTCAGCAACCTGCTGCAGGAGAAAAGGCTGAAACAAAAGAGGCTATGTTAGTAAAACCTAGTCAAATTGGAATAACAGATAAGGATATGCCTGCACATGATTTTTACGAAGTTATCGCAAATAATCCTGTACTAAATCAAACAGACTATGGTAAAGAAATTATAAATTTAGCCAAATATATTGTTTCAGGGGAAGCAGTTGTTCTATCTGACGAGTTTGCCAAAAAAGAAAAAGTTCGTAAAGCAATTGTTGATTACGCAGGAGAATATTTAGGTGTTCTAGCATTATTATATCGTCGTACACGTTTCCCTAAACGAGAAAAATTTGAACAGTGGTTAGGCGGTAGTATTGATGATTTGATGTTAAATTTTCCTAGCAAGGCGAACACAAATTTAGCGGACAGTTTTGCAGAAATAAAAAATCCAAATAGCAATCATAAAATTAATATCAGTAGTAAGGGCACCGGTGGAGGAGCAGCACCTGCAATATCTGGTCTTAAAATTCCACCTGATTTAAAGCGTAGTCCGGGTTTAGCAAAGGCAATACGATTTATCGAAATTTGCCAAGAAAGTGATAAGTCAGGGCCTAATACTATTACTTCAGCATTTAAAGCCATTGATTTTATTTACGAAAACTATCCTGATAGTATCAGTCAAAAATGGCGTAAGTTTTTACCATTTAGTTCTAAATCACCAAAACTAATGAGTATGGCTATTGATAGTTACAAAAACAAAACTCCATTACCAAAACAATATCTTACTCCTGTACAAGACATTCAGGCGAAAGGTAAAGTCACTGATGGTGGCAAATTAATTTATGGAATTAAAAAAGAAGTAGCAGAAGCCGTAAACAAACGAGATGCTATACCTGGATTTAGTGCAGCAGTATTGCAAATTTTAGAAATGAATTTTATACAACAGTATACCGATTACTCTAACGGAGAGTTGACTTTTGCCACACAATGGCCTGCAAAACTAGACGGTGATATATCAATAGAGAACAAATCCAGTGCAAGTGAGCCAACCGCCGGCGGATTTAGTTTTAAATTGGGTAGAACCGATGATGACGTAAGTAGTGAGCCTGATGAACCTAGAGTAGACGATGATGACGCTATGCCCGAACCTGAATTAAAAGATATAGCAAAAGATATCACAGAACCAAAACGTAAGGCTGAACCTGAACAAACTATTGGCTTAGGTAGAGAAAAACGTAAATAACCAAAATCATATAAAAATTATTTTCTTTTTGTTATAATGTATTCATTTAACTTAAAGGAATAATATGTCTTTAGTACCAATCGTTATTGAACAAACCAGCAAAGGTGAACGTAGTTATGATATCTACAGTCGCCTATTGCGTGACCGTGTTATCTTACTAGAAGGTGAAGTTCATGACCACATGGCAAATCTTATCGTAGCCCAACTCTTGTTTTTAGAAAGTGAGGACGATACGAAAGATATCCAATTGTACATCAACAGTCCCGGCGGTAGTGTAACAGCAGGTATGGCTATTTACGATGCAATGCAATTTGTAAAGCCTGACGTTTCTACAATCGTTATGGGACAAGCTTGCTCAATGGGAAGCCTACTAGCAAATGCAGGAGCTATTGGTAAACGCTATATTCTTACAAATGCAAGACACATGATTCACCAACCAAGCGGTGGCGCACGTGGTCAGGCGACTGATATGGAAATTCAAGTCAAAGAAATTTTGGCTATGAAAAGAAGCTTAACTGAAATATACGTAAATCATAATAGCAAAGGCAAGACCTTTGTCGAACTACAGCGAGATATGGAACGTGACTTTTTTATGAGCGCCCAAGAGGCTGTAGATTATGGGCTTGCTGATGAAGTTGTCAAAAAGAGAAAAGGTTGACAATAAATCCAAACTTTGATAGAATACGGACATGAAAGAAAAGTTCGTATTTTATCTCAAATGGGTTGCAACTTTTGTAACAATTGTCGGGGCTGTTTGCACAAGCATCAATCTGTACCCACTAGGTCCTGCACTATTAAATTTTGGTGCATTACTATGGTTAATCGTGTCAATTGCATGGCGTGAATGGAGTCTTATTGTCATTAATGCAACATTACTTGCAATTTATACAATAGGTTTACTTATCAAATTGTTAACATAAATTTTTACGATTTTGGTTGACAATAAATCCAATTGGTTATATAATATCGGTATAGTGATTGATAAGGAGAAGCAAATGACTGAATTTGAAAAAAACTGCTATGGTATGTCTGCACAAGATATTCGTGACCAATACATGCAATCCATCACTGCCCGACTGTCGGGTCTAGAAATGGTTGCAATGAGTGTTTTGAGTGATGCACAGGAACTTATGTCTTTTGGACATGCGCAGGCTACTGATCAGGCTCGCAAGAATATTAATATTGCAAAGTTTATTCTTAGCGAAATGATGCAAAAACGTGAAAACGAAGAAATGGTTCTTGTAACTTCCGACGGTAAGGAGATTGCATAATGGTTATCAAACGATTCAAACAATCACAAAAGTTTCGTATTATTAACGGCAATGCATGTTTCTATGCTACTGCTAAACAAATTCGTGAGGGTGTTGGACAGTTTATCACGTTCAATGCTGCTACACAAAAGGCACTTGATGCACTAGAGTTCAGCCGCAGTGACAATATTGCAGCGGTTGGTATCGCAGGCACTTGGGAAGGTCTTCAAATTCAACTGGACAAAGTATAATGAATAATACAGTATTCATGGTTGAATATAGATACGGTGATAATAAGTGGGAACCATTGTCTCCGTTTTCTGATTTAAATACGGCCAACTCATACCGAGTGCAACAAATTAAACAAAGCCAAGGTGGTATCAACGGCACATTAAATGGTTTGACCGAGAATGATTTTAGAATTCGTACTATAAAATTATAAGTTAGGATCATAAATTATGAAAGATGTTTTTGAAGCACTTTTTATGATTGTCGGTATCGTTGTTGTACTAGGTCTATTGTTTAGTTACCCAGTCATGTTGCTTTGGAATGGTTGTCTAGTTCCAGCAGTTGACGGTATTAAAGAAATTGGTTTGCTACAAGCATGGGGTCTGATGATTCTGTTTGGTATTCTGTTTAAATCTACAGTCACTAAAAAATGATACAAGTTCCTACAAAGGATAGCAAAGTAAAGGTCACTGTGCGTTACTCACAGGGCCCTCGCATGATTCCCCCTCAATCAAATATTCACGTGTTTGAGGGGATCGTTGTTCCTAGTTACAAATGGTTGAATGATCGTCAGTTTTGTATGACCGGTGACGATCAAATGAAAATCCGTGTAATCAATATGGACTTAGTAAATGATATCGAATTACTAAGTGGTTCAATGAAAGATGTTGATACGGATGTTAAGGTATACGAAGTTGCAGGTAGTAAAGGTAACAAGTATATTGTCACGAAAAATAGCAAGGGTTGGGATTGTACTTGCCCTGGATTTCAGTTCCGCAAAGCCTGTAAACATGTGAGTGAGTTAAGTGGGAATAATAGCTAAGATAGATGATATACAGCCAGCATTTAATAATGCGCACCGTGTGATGTGGGAGAAGCATTCTAATGGGAGATTATTATCTTGGGTAGAATCTAATACCCTTCCTGCACAGTGGTGGAAACAAGAATACAAT